CGAAACAATTGTATCGCTCGTCCGCCTGTATAGGCAAACTCTCAACAGCTGAACAGGAGTACTGCTCAGACTTAGTCAAACTAGCCGTTTTAACCATGAAAGAAACACCTGGAAATTTGGATAATAGAATTACCGTTGCCCGAGCAGCTGTTATTGGCATCCTCAAAACATGCAGCCATGATTTAGTAACACATAATAATGTTGCTACTCTGGTTGATTATGTTATGGAGGAATCAACTAACATTTTTGCAGAGTCAATGGAAAATGAAAATAAATTTTATTTGGGGTTGCACAATCGTAAAGCCCTGATATTAGACAGACAAGCCAATTCCAGAGTTTTAGTAGGAGAATTAGGGGATTTAACCCGAAAATCTCTAGACGAAAAACTAAGACATTTTTCGTGTGCAGTCACCAATTACGTGGTAGCAAATCAAGTTAGATTGAATGCAATTATGTTAAGTGGCGTGTACACAGAATGTGATGTTTCTTTGTTGGGTTATACCGGGTACGTATTTTTTGGAGGATATGTATCTGCTATGGCCATCTTACCTCATGTACACAAATTAACTTTAGATCAATCCGATTTAACCCAGGAAGATTTAAATTATGAATTTGTTGCCAAGTGTGTGGAGGAAGCTGTTAAAAACGAACTAGAACAACGAACCAAAATGATGTCATTATATGGATTCTATCACCGCAAAAATGGGTCAGACTGTAAAGTCGAAACGCCATCATTAGCCGTGCACGATATAGATAAACTCAAACTTTTAAGTAAGGCTATAAGGAAAAGACACGAATTAAAGAATGTATGCCAAGTCAGCAAAGTCAGCGGAGCTAAAATCGCTGAATCCATGGTTGCTTTGACTGGCACAACAGTCGCCCCCGTAGTAGCGACTACTAAAATTAGTACTTACGTACCAATAACTAGTAGCTCCTCAACGGTGGTTTCTTCATGTGACGATATTTTTAAACCTTATATTAAAAGTATGGGCCTAAACGTAATGAAAGACTCATCATACATAGATGATGCTGATTCAGTCAGCGATGATTCAACTATTAATAGTCAAGAATCTGTTGAATTAAATTTAACTAATATTATAGTCCATACTGATTACAAACCAGCGGAGATATTAGAAGGTTATATTCATGTCAACAGAGGCAAAATTGTTAATAGAGGTGACATTATAACACCAGGAACTACTTGTCCAGTAGCCTGTCTGTCTATTCAGGGGATAGACAGCGTTAAACCTGTGAATCTTAAATTGCTAACTGAAAAAGGGGTTAAACTCATCGAAAAGTCGGATACTGATCCTAACAAAATGAAGGATACTTTCGAATCAATGCATATTATTGGACCGGTCAATGTTGATGTCATCCCAGGCGTATTTAACAAAACAAAACACAACGAATATGTTGCTTTGTTAGGACGCCACATCAATATCACATTACCGGAACATAATAAAAATTGGTTTAAATATCAACATTATTATGCAAACTTTTTCAAGAAGTTTAATTTTGACGACATAGATCGTTATACGTTAAGTTTCGACGAATGGGTTTCACAACAGAAAACTGATAAAAGAGAAGGTTATTTAAAGGCAGTTAACTCAATTGCTGGTGCCAAATTTGACGATGCGAGGTATCATAAACGTCAATTTTTCATCAAATCTGAGATTATGCCTCCACCTGCTGAAGGAAACTTGGCTGACAAAGCTCCAAGGGGAATTCAGGGATTTAAAGACAACATCTCCAATATGTTTTTAGGTAGTTTTATAGGAGGAGTATCCAAAATGGTTGCTAAGGCAGGCACTTCTGACAAAAATGAATTTAGCTACACTAGTGGTTGGAGTTCAATGGAGTTAGGGGCTTGGTTTAACAAATATTATGGACAAACTCATACTAAATCAAAACTTAAATACATAATAATGGAAGATGATTTTTCGTCTTATGATTCAACACAGGGTCGAGGAGCTCATGAGATGGAGCTGCAGTTTTATAATGATGTGATTGATAAAACTACTTTGGATGAGAATCTAAAGAAGAACATAAGACTCACATTGGTTAATCAGGGCCATACCAACGGAGTTGGTAGAGCACATAAATATTCCGTTCCGCATACTCGTAAGTCAGGCGACCAAAACACGTCTATAGGTAACACTGTTATTAATTTTTACGTTCATTATATTGCAATCCAGGAATGGAACAAAATACATGACCGTGTTAATTTTGGCAGAGTTGCTGATTTTAGAATGCTTGGTTTAGGTGATGACAACTTAATGGCTATAGCTATTGAGGCGGAGTATAAGGAAGAATTTATGTTGTTTGTTGAAAAAATAATATTGAGCTTAGGGTTAAAACCTAAGTTAGCTTGTAATAAATTTCCTTCATATTGTTCTTCATATTTTATGCCTGTGCAGCTTCAAAACGGACTACATAGTTACGTTTTAGCACCTTCAGCAACAAAAAGCTTGACCAAGATGGGTTGGACTTTGAAAACTACTTCAAAGAAAGATTCCGTCGAAAGTCGAGTCTGGGGTAATTTGCATGGTATAGCAGCTTTTAAATTCCTTCCTTTAACAAGGGTTTTATACAAGTATTATGAAGGGTTAAATGTTAAAGCAGTTAAAAACGACGAATGGAAAGCACATGATACAAGCGCGTGCAAGTACAGCAGCCATCCAGATCTTTTGAGATGGTTTTCCGAGCTCTACGAAATTACCGAATCGGAGGTAACTGAATTAGAGAGCTACCTTAGTAGTAGCGTCACCAAACATAAAGGCAAACCGTTTGTCTGGAGTCACGATGTATTCCGGAAAATGCTTAAATTAGCCTAAATTGGTGATGGTTAGCCCCGCTTGGAGAAGTGGATACAGTAGACGACTGTTACCCGGCTAGTCAATATATATAATATGTCTTCTAATCAACGAAAACAAGTCAAAAACAACAACAACAACAAATCTAAAAATGCTTTAGTTACTCTACAAAAACAAGGGAATGCGAAAAAGAACAAAAAGAAAGTAAACCAGGTGACCAATGGAGTCAGATTGGGGTATCAAGTGACGAGAAATTCTTTTCTCAAAGCTCTGGTATCTCCTTTCTGCCCTGAGGCATATGGTATACGAGTACCTGACCCTTTTCCATTTCCTACTGTGACTCACCATTTGAGGCAAACCACTGTGCTTGGGGCTAATGCCACAGGCTCAGGTGCTGCGATCTTTTTGCCAAGCCCAGTATTTTCATTAATAGACGTAGGAGCTGTTAATGGAACTGGAGCCACCGTGCAATCGACGCCATTCACAAGGTTTAACACAGTTGGAGCAACTATACCGTATTTTTTATTCAAATCTACAACCGTTGGAGCCCTCAATGCCATTTATGGTACATACAGAGTGGTTTCATGGGGTATAAAGATATCAAATTTACAACCTGAGCTATCAGCAACAGGTCGAATAACCATAGGTATGGTACCCATTGGTGACTCTGTCCCGAGTGAAAATGAATTAGTTAACACATCCATACTGGCTTCATCCATAACGCCAGTATTTGGTACACCGGTTTCACAACTGGGTTCCGCAGGTTTATTACAATTGCCTTCGGCTCAAATGTTTGCTGTGCAAAACTTATTGCACGGTGACCTTGAGGTATCAGGCATGTATACTAATTCTTCATTTTGGCAGTTTAAAACTACCGACACACAAGGTAATATGTACACCAGCCACACCTCTGGAGATTCGGCCACTCGCAACACCGCCACAGGTGTTATAGCAACTTCAGGTTACAAAGATCCCAATCGTATGATGGGAGGATGCGCAATAGCTATATATTTTGAAGGAGTACCTGCCAGTACTGTTAATGCGTTTCAAATTGAAACAATTTATCATATTGAAGGGTCACCTCAAATATCTACTAGTGCCTCCACAACACCTGTTCCTTCAGGCGCAGAAAAATCAATAGTAGGCACAACTGATGTTGTCGACCAGGCTATGGGAGTAGCTTCCAAGTTGGAAAACGTTTTTACGTTTATCGACAAGGGTGCTGACTTCCTTAACCGTAGTACAGCAGCCTTTGATCAAATTGCAGCTTTAGGAACAGCCGCCAAGTTATTAATGTAAGTTTAGTTTGTTTAGATAATTATTAGTGTATATTAATTACACTCCCTCACACTACCGTAAACGTGTGTTGTAAGTCCCCTT